GCCTTCGCTACAGTCGGCCTTAAGGACGTAGATTTTAGCGTTATTCGGACCCATGCGAACATGCGCATGGCAGCGGATGCCATGTCTAAGACCGCGCCGGTCAGGATGGACAACGCTGACTTTCACCAAGGAATGTCAGCCGTCAATCAAGTCATCATGAACGTCTCAGACGCCGTGGCGCGAAATTATGGCCATCGTGCAGCTCCTGACGGAATGGTGTACCTGCCGGTTCCAATGTCTGTCGCTGCCGTCGACGAGGCCGGTGGTCACAGATTCTGGCCTGATACATTTAAAAAGCGCGAGCCTTACATCGAAAATCAGGGGCTTGATATGGAAAACATGGACGTTGATGCCGAGCTTGCCGCCTTGGATGACACCGATGAGTCTGGCGCAGAAGAGGATGTCGAGAAGGACATCACTGACGGCGACCAAGACATCATGAAGTCGTACGACGGTATTAACTTTACTCCTCCAGCAGGGGTTCGCGCGGCGTGCCGTGCAGGACTCAAGCTCAAGGAAGAAGGCCACGGCGGAAAGGGGCTCGTCGCAGCTACTGTTGCGTGGGCCCGCCGCCTCGCGGCTGGTCAGAAGATCTCGCCAGCCAAGGCCCGGAAGATGAACGCGTGGTTTGCTCGACACTCTGTCGGAAGCAGCTCACGCACACTTGGCGACAAGACTTCTCCTGCTTGGGTGGCTTGGCAGCTTTGGGGAGGTAACGCAGGAAAGGCGTGGTCTTCGAAGCTCGTCAAGCAGATGGAATCTCGCGAAAAGACCAGCAAGTCGATTGAGGTCCCAGAAAACCTCTCGACGTACCTTGCTTCGAAGTACCTCAAGGACATCACGCCCGAAATTATCAAGGGCATCACCAGCCAGATCGCCTCGGCGGTCAAGGAGCCAGAATGCGGCATCTCTCCCAGCGTGGAAACGATCTCCTCGAGCGAGCCCTCTCTTACCCCCTCCCCGAGCCCGATCGAAAGGTCCAGCTCGCCGACGACGACTGCGGAAGCGAGCTCGAAGACTGCTTCCCCCTCCCCCGAGCCTTCACCAACCCCGGCAAGCTCGCCAAAGCTCCACACGCTTTTGTCCGAGCCCCGCGTTCAGCAAGTGTTGGCCGAAGGGGTGCTAGCGAGCGTGCGCGGGGGGCTTCCGCCGATGTCGGTGGTCGAGGCCCTGGGCGCGGCTCTTATAAATAATTTCGATGGCATGGTTCGTGCCCTGACGAGCGGAATTTCCAAGGCCGGCGCGACACGCGGGCCTTCTGCTGCTCCAGAAGGAACCGTATCGCGCTACGCAGACGGAACGATCGTGGAAAAGCGCGGCGGGCGCTGGCACGAGATGGGCCAAGGCAAGGGCAAGCCTGACGACAAAAATTCGCCTGACAAGAAGGGCGACGGCCCTGCCAACTCGCCCAAGGAGGCCAAGCCGAGCAAGAAGATGCTGCGTAACTACCTTCTCAAAATTCAGCAGATGAAGAAAGAAGGTGCTCCCTCAGCAGATATTGATCGGGTGAAGGCCAAGGTTCGGAAAATCAAGATTGCCCTACGCGGAACCTCTGAGGCAGCAAAGTCGATGCTCTCGCCGTTCGAGACCTGGGAGCAGGATCGCTTTAAGGCTAACCTCCAGAAGTCAGCCACCTATTGCAGGTACATGGGCTACTCCAAGCCGGAGCAACTCCTGTATGCGATCGCGTCTGACGACGCGCCCGCTGACGTCACGGTCGCAGTCAAGGCTGCGACCAAAGTCGTCGGCAGCAAGTTTTCTGAGGCCCTTCAGAAGGAGCTTTCCAAGTGAAAGAGCGACCCACCAAGGCTACTTCTACTGAGACGAAGAAGGTCGGCCGTCGGTGGGTCGCGGTTTCTCCCCCGCGATCCGCCAACGCAGACTTCATTAACGATGCGCATCTGATGGCCCGTACTGGGTCAACGGGGGACTACCACTACGGTACGCTCAACATTACCTACGACATGCTGGAACAAATGGCTAACGTTCCGCAGATCGCAGGTATCCATCAGACTCGAACAAACCAAGCGACGGACTGGGCTCGCCCTCAGGAAAACCCGGTTGACATCGGTTGGCGCATCCGCATGGAGAAGCGGCAGGCTCTTCCTCTTAGGAAGGACCGCATCGACATTCAGAAAGCAGCTGAGGTTATTTCTCGCGCTGGGGCTGAATGGCTTCCAGGAGGATTTGAGCAGTTCCTCCGAGTCATCGTGCCTGACACGCTCACCTACGATCAGGCGAACTTTGAAATCATCCGCGAGAAGGACGGGACCCCGTACGCCTTTATCCCGGTTGATCCTAAGACCATCCGTCGAGCGATTCCGACGCAGGAGATCTACGGCGGAGAGCCCGCGCCTCGCTATGGGCGTTGGGATTTTAGCGAGGGCTTCGTTCAGGTCATGGTTTCTGGTGAAATCGTGAACTACTACGAGCCTGGGAACATGGCTTGGGGTATTCGTCGCCCGCGTTCGAGCATCAAGTTCTCTGGCTACGGGCATCCCGAGCTTGAGCAGCTGGCGTCCATCATTACCGGCCTTGTGAACGCTCAGACCTTCAATCAGGTCAACTTCACGACCGGCATCCACGCTCACACAGCGCTGGTTTTGAAGTCTGCTTGGGATCAGAATCGATTTAATGAGTTTCGTCGTGAAATTCAGACTTCGATGGCTGGCGGACGTAACTTTAAGCGCATTCCTATTATCCAGCTGTCTAATCAGCTGCAGGAGGAGCTTGAGGCCGTCACCCTCGGTAAGTCGAACGCCGAGATGGAGTTCGCCGAGTGGATTAACTGGCTCCTTAAGGTCGCTTGCTCGCTCTACGCAATCGACCCGTCTGAGATGGGCTACGTCTTTGGCGCTGAGGGCTCCAAGTCTAATTTCATCAGCGCGTCTCCGATGGACAAGATTCTGCAGTCCAAGGAGCGGGGTCTTCGCCCGCTCCTTCGCGCCATTCAGTCTTGGATCGACTACTACGTCATCAAGCCTACTTGGCCGCACCTCAAGTTCGAGTTCGCTGGCTTCGATGCGAGCAACGAGCGCGAAAAGCACGACATGGACATGGCGGCCGTCACGACATACCGGACTCCGAACGAGCTCCGGGCGGAGCGTGGTCTTGAGCCGCTTGCCACGCCCATCGCTGATCTCCCGCTCAACGCATTTTTCTCACAGGCAGCGCAGAAGATTCTGGATAACGACGTCCCTCCGCCTCAATTCGACATTGATACGGTGGGTGCTTTTGTTGACGGCAGAAGACTTCCTCCGTTGACAAAACCCGCGTGAACGCATTTTATAGCCTCAGTTTCTGAGGGATTTTAGAGTTCACGCATGTCTTCTTACGTCGCACTTCAGTCTTCGGGCGATTTCTTGGCTTGGCTCCCAGCCGATATCAAGGTTTCGGAGCCTATTTCCAAAGCTGGTGGTGATGGTGAGCAAAAACTGCTCGCTCCCATCAGCGGCATCGCTTCTAGTGAGTCGGCTGATGCTGACGAAGATGAAATTGACCAAGCCGGGCTCGACTGGTCCTTTTGCCTCAAGAAGGGTATTTTCACCTACGAGCATCCTGTTGACATCGCCAGGCTTGCAGGATACCCCGAGAAAGTGGAGCAGATCCGACTTTCTAGCGGTGCCTTGGCTACGCGAGTTAGCGGGCAGCTTTATTTGAATCGCCCCTTCGGAAAGCTTGTGTACGACACCCAGAAGGCTATGGCCGAGGCTGGTGGTCGCCGCACGCTTGGATTTTCCATCGAAGGGCGAGTCCTCCCCGGCGGAAGAAAGGGCAAGCGCGTTACTAAAGCGCAGGTCATGTCTATCGCTATTAGTCCTGTTCCAAAAAATCCAGATACGTGGATGGATATTGCTGCCTCGATGTTCAACCGGTCGCCAATCGATCAGATGGCTAAGGCTGCTGCAGTCGTGGACGCAAATACTACACTTCTGAATAAGGATCAGGTCACCAACCGACTTGTTAGAGAGTTTCGACACCTGACCTGGGAGCAGGCCGAGAAGCTCGCAGATGTTATCATGGCTGGCTGATCCAGCTACACCCCAAGGAGCTATCATGAAAGCAAGCGAGCGACTCGCGAAGCTTCGGGACCTGCAGGTCCCCGAGGCGCAGGCTATGGATCTGGTGAAGTCGGCTATTTCTGCCGGCGATGTCGAGAACGATCTTGAGGAGAGCCCGACCATCGACGTGAAGAAGCTCGAGGGTATCCTCGAGGAGCTTCGCAAGTCGCAGGCGGCCCCTGCTGAGGCTATCCAGCCCGTTATCCCGGCGACGGCT